TCAAGGCTTTTTCTTTTTGTGAGAACCTTCGTGAGAACCACCAGATAACAAATCTTCAAAATGTTCATTTGCAAGCTTATTCATTTCCTGTGCTTTATCTGACAGTGCATGTCTGTAAACAGCTTTAAGCGTTCCATCATTTCCCCATCCACCACGCTGCATGATATAAACATCCGGGATTCCCAGAGCGTGAAGAATAGAAGCTGAGTAGTGCCTGAGATCATGGAAACGAAAATGAGGAAGATTGCATTTCCTTAAACATTTTTCGAATTTGTCAGTAAGCTGTCCGGGATTCAGATCAACGATTCTTCCTGGACGTTTTGGTAACCTTTCAATCACATCATCTGGAAAATCAATATACCGGTCACCTGCAAAAGATTTCGGTGCTTTGATGATCCATTGATTGTCAATCGTGCGGACCATGTTTTTACTTACATGAACAATATTACCGTTTATATCTGATTGTTCCAGGGCACAGATTTCACCTCGTCTCATTGGACCGAAGGCTGCAAGCAGAACAGGGATTTCCAGTTCTGTTCCTTCTACAGTATTCATGAGAATTTTTACTTCTTCATCAGAAGGTATGTATAATTGAATACGTTTCTTCTTTGGCAAGGCCGTATTCAGTGCCATAGACGGTCTGTATACCCGTAGTACGGCAGATACTAAGCCGTGGATGTTACGGACGGTTTTAGAGGATAATTTGACAGCCTCAAGGTTAATTGCTTTTTGAATATCTTCTTGAGTGATAGCATCAATCTTTATTCCCATAAGTGATTGAATGTAATTTCGCTGCGTTCCCCTGTAGTCTCTGATTGTACATGGAGATAAGATATTTTCTCTCGAAGAGATATAATCGTCCAGAGCTTCTCCAAACGTTAGTGATTCAGCAACAGGGGAGTGCTGTTCTTTGCTGGCGGCCCATTCGGCAGCCATTTGCTCGCAGATCCGCTTGCCTCTTTTAGTTGGATCATCACAAGTAAAAGATTTCCTGATTTTTCTTTTTCCTATAGTTCCATCTGGTTTGGTATACTCTTCTGTGTGAGATAGTACCTGACACCTCCAGGAACCAGAGGGAAGTTTCTTGGCAGTAGCCATAATATCACCTTCCTTAATTGATTTTTGATTTTGGGTACAAAAATAACAGCCACACAAACGTTCTGGTTGTGCGCTGCTTCCGAAGATGATACAATATTCTTGCAAAATGAGCATCTCTTCGGAGATATGAGCCGGTTCAGTGTTGGTAGCATTGGACCGGCTTTTTATTGTTTTTATTTATTTTTTACAAGTGATACGATTGCTAAGATTACGTTGATTAAGCACCAGGTGGCCCATATGTACAAATCTGAATAACTTCCAGCTAATCCATACCCTAATAACGCACCGATGCCGAAAAGGACAATAAGAGCAATATTGCCGCCCTTGCCGCCTTTACGTGTTGCAATAGATACAATTCCGCCCGCTAAAAGCATGATTGCAACAATGATACCAGCGGAACCACCGACTTCTCCGGTCTCACCAAGAGTATTGCCGATTCCTACGGCGCAGGATTGAAATGCAACCATAATAAATAATACGATTGACAAAATCCCTGATACAAGTTTCCATGTTTTCATAAAGAATTCCTCCTTAATATTGTTTTTTATCATTTAGCAGCAATCATTTTCATCACTGCAAATGGTTTAAAATAGATAATATAGTTGTTGATAATAGTATGTATTCTACCTTTTTCAGAAATAAACGTAAAAGGCCTCGCATTACTGCGAGACCTTCACATAATATAAATCTGTCTTCTTTTATGCCCTATAGGCTCTGTTGTTAGAGATACAACTCTCTGACAGCATTTATATTATATATTAGATTATTACCGCAGTCAAGAAAAAATACTAGAAAATAAATAATTCTTTTATTTTATTATTTATTTTATCAAGTGATTCTGGAGATAACCGAATCCCTGATAATACGCCATATGCATTTCGAGGATCATAAATTCTTATCTTACTAATTGTTGTGATTTGATCTACTAATGCAATACTACCAGTTTTCATTTGCTCGATTTCAGCTTTGATTTTATTTAACTGTATAGTTTTCAATTTGTTTTGTTCTGATTTCTTTTCCCATTCATTTTTTAAGTCTTTAGCGATTTCCAAATATGTTCTGGCTGCTTTTGTCGCATCAGAAGATTTTGGAGAATTATCTGGTACAGATAAATTCTCATCAACAGCTTTCATTAAAGTATCAAATAAACCAAGCGTTTTGGAGATTTCTTCTTCTTCAGCCTGAACTTGCTGTGCAATAGTGTCATATTTTAATTTTAAATTACGGTATAGTTCATTTCCGAGTTCTACGTCATTTGGATGAGTAGAATTATTGTTTTTTTGCGAAGTTAAAGGTATGACTGTAACCACAGAAGAACTATGGGGATTTTTATTATTTATAACAATGGCATAATGTAATCCACCGTATTCACTTCCAATATTGAATCCGAAATTTAGTTTTACAATATCACCGCGTTTATAAGCAATATTTTTTTTAGGGTCAAAAGTTTCTTCAAAGCTAAGCATTCTGACATAATCTTTAATCCAGTAGGAAAGCAAGTTGGCTTTTTTTAAACGTTGTCCGCTAGGGTCATTAATAAATCCTTCTAACATAGAATTTAACTTTTTTATAGCTTGTTTTTTGTTTTGGATGACATCTTCTTTTGAAAAATCTGTAGACAATAAACAATCCTCCTAATTATGTATTTTCAATTCTATTAATTTTTGGTGATATCCGGTCATTCTGGATATCTGATCAATAGTAAAATCCCTGTATTCCGCAAGAAATGAATCTGGCAACAGCAGCTCCATTGCGAACTTGTTGGCTTCGATTTCCTTTTTGGAATTCAGTAAAAGTGTTTGGTTACGAATAAAATAACAATTTTCCTTCCGGTGCAGGAGAGCATGACCAAGCTCATGAGCCATGACCAGACGTTGTTCGTGTTCCGAAAGACTTTGATTAATGAATATGTAGCGGTGATTTTTCAGGAACATATAGCATCCTTCGAACTGCAGATCACAAATCTGGTACAGGATACCAAGCTGATCAGCGATGGCAAAAGGGTCTGCTGTTCCTGTTTTTCTTTTATAGTAAGAAACAATTTTCTTGATATTACGATTCAAGCAATCCACCTACTTTTTGTACTTCTTAGGAGTGTACTTCTCTTTGTTAATAATCTTTAATCTTTTCAAAGCAATTTCCAATTCATCTCTGAATAACTCTGCAGCTTCCGGACTCAATTCCTCGCCGTTGTAGCTAGCTGGTCCATCTTCACCGGAAGTAAGTTTTTTCATGATACTGTCCAGATCTTTAGAGATATCTTTATTGTCTTTTTCAGACAAACCGTCTGCATCAATTCCTTTTAGTAAGTAATCAGTACTCACATCAAAATAGTTCGCAACTAATAAGAGCTTTTCTGCGCTTGGATTAGGATTTGATTTCCATTTTGAAATAGTACCCTTGCCAAAACCAAGCTCTTTTTCCAAGTCGGATTGATTGATTCCACGTGTATCACAGAGCGAAATTATGCGGTTAAAAACACGAGGGTCAAGCGCCGAAGGCTCAACTTCTGTTGCACCATTGACAAGGTAATCCACTGTAACATTGAAATAGTCTGCTATTTTTTGAAGTCGTTCAGCTGACGTTTGGCTGTTACGAAGCTTTCCAATAGATCCGCGCCCAAACCCAAGTTCCTTTTCTAAGGCTGTAACAGCAATACCCCTTTCTTTACACAATGTTTTAATAGTTTCGTATGTAGACATGATTCCTCCTTAAAAAAGTAGAAAAAGTTCTACAATTCTATTGACAACGTAGAAAATCAGCTATATAATGCAAATATAACGTAGAAAATCTTCTACGAAGTAAAGGAAATGTAGAAAATAGTTTGTAATTAATTTGTGATTATCTTGATTATAGAATATTTTCTACATTAAGTCAATATAAAAGTAGAATATTTTCATCTTAGAAAGGAGGAGAAACGTGATTTACGATAACATCCGAACTATCTGTGAAAAGAAGAACATTTCTATTAAACAGGTAGAGCGAGAACTTGGTTTTTCCAATTCAAGCATTTGTAAATGGAATGAATGTGAACCAAGTGTTTGGAAAGTACAGAAAGTAGCAGATTATCTTGGAGTATCCATGGAATATTTGCTGTCAGACCAGAAGGAGGCGAGTTGAAAAATGTCGGTGATTACTATTGGAGTGAGTGCTTTAGTAGCAGGGATTACTACCAAAATAATAGCCACCTACTATTTTAAGAAAGTAGATGGCTACGTAAAAGAAATGTGTGAAATGACAGCTAAAAGTAATGAATATACATTGGCTATTTTACACAAACTTCATAAAAATTCTCGCCCAGAGGAGTAAAAGATCCGAGGTATTTGTGTATGTTAGCTCGTTTGGAAGCATAACGACTAATTGCTTTTAAAGAAAAATCTTTATAATAAGTTGTTTCTTCATATGGAATGTAAATTGATTCATTTGGAATAAATGAATTTTTATTAATTGTAATTATTCCTAATCGCTCCAAAGAAGAAATAGAAAATGAAGCATTTTCAAGAGATACATCTGATAACGAGGATATATAAACAGTAGAAAGCTCTGTCTCGTAATCATGGTTTTGTGAATTTTCAAGAACATAGTCAACTAGTGGAAGAATTGATTTTGGACGAAGCGTTTTTAAAATCCTAGCATCAGTTGGACTCATTTGTTTGATGATCTCTGCAAATGATGGATGAACATTCTGGATATACCTATTATCCATAGAGTTGGAAATTAAATTTACAAACATTTTGCGGAGTTCTTCCGATTCAATACAATATTTAGAATTTTCGAGAGCTTGAGCGGTTGTTTGAATATTTGGTTCAATACGTTTTTCTTCAGGAATAGAAGAGATTGCTCGCGATAATTCTTGTTTGTAAAGTTCCGAATCATGAGCGTATTTCATGCGACGTTTATCTGCAGCTTGCGTGATTCCACCAAAAACTAAGTACCATGCATCTGCAAATGTTTGTCCTATTCCTTGCGTCGGCTTATCGGTGAGATTTTTAACAGCATTATCAACGGAAGCTGGAAGATCTGGGAGATTAATAAAGGAAGAATTTTTGTCAGACATAATAGTTTCCTTCTTTCTTATGTACTAGGCATGGCAGTGCCTGTAATTACAGAATAGGAGAGTAACGATGAAAAGTCAATCTGTTGAAGAAAATCGACAAATTTCGACAAAGAAAGAGAGGTGAAACACATGGCAATTCAGTACACATCAGAAGAAAAAAAGTACGTTCTCCTTAAAGGAAACATCCTGAAACGTATGGAAGCTGAAAGAGTATCTGATGCTCAGATGGCAACTGCTACAGGGATGGCAGTAAGAACATACAAGGAGAAGAAATTGTATCCAGAGAAATTTACTTATCCAGAGCTCAGAAGATTGTTTATTCGGTTGAAGTTTCCGGAGAGTGAGATATTGGAGGCACTGACATGAGAGATCTAATCGATTCCGTTCTGATCGGAGGATGTGCAAGCTATCTTCCGTTCTGGATCTGGAATAATGCAGGTGATCAGCTCGTCGGAGCACTGGCACTGATCGGAATAACATACATAGTCAAACGGTGGCATGTATGGAAGGTGTAACTAAAAAGGATCCTCAGAGCTGCAACTCAGAAGGACCCAAAAGATAATAATAGTTTATCACCCTTTCATTGTATGAGGGTAGAAAGGAAAAGTCAATGATTAAAACAGAAAATGGTAGCGTACAGATGATGGGAAACCTCGCAGAAATTATGACAGATATGACATTAGTAATCAAAGCATTTCGAAGTGGTGTAAGCAAAAAATATGGAGAAAAAGTAACGGATGATTTTCTTCGTAAGTGCATCAAAACAGGATTCATGTCAGATGAAGAGCTGGAAAAGGGGGCTAAAAGATGAGCATGAAGATCAATAAGCTGGAGATTGAAAACGTCAAGCGTATCAAAGCAGTTAAAGTAGAACCCAAAGCAAATGGCCTCACTGTTATTGGTGGAAATAACAACCAGGGAAAGACTTCTGTTCTGGATTCCATTGCATGGGCTCTTGGTGGAGAACGTTACAAGCCATCACAGGCAACCAGAGAAGGTTCCGTGATTCCACCTACATTACATATAGTAATGAACAATGGCCTTGTTGTGGAGCGTAAAGGAAAGAATAGCGCCTTAAAGGTCACAGATCCTAATGGACAGAAGGCAGGACAGCAGCTCTTGAATGAATTTGTGGAACAGCTTGCATTAGATCTTCCTAAATTTATGGAAGCCTCTGGCACAGAAAAGGCAAAGATTCTTTTACAGATTATTGGTGTTGGTCCGCAGCTTGCTCAGTTTGAACAGCAGGAAGAAGAACTATACCAAGAACGTTTATATATCGGTCGTACTGCGGATCAGAAAGAGAAGTTTGCAAAGGAACAGCCATATTTTGCGGATGCCCCCAAAGATCTTATATCTGCTTCTGAGCTGATCCGGCAACAGCAAGAAATCCTCGCAAGGAATGGAGAGAACCAGAGAAAGCGTGAGCAGTTGCATCAACTGGAGCAGAAGTATCAGCGTATCAATGAACAGATGACGGCTCTTCTGGCAGAGCAGAAACAGGTAGAAAATGATCTGGAAACGGCCAGAAAATCCGCATTGAATCTGAATGATGAATCTACCGAAGAGCTGGAACAGAATATTTCCAATATTGAAGAAATCAATCGGAAAGTAAGGGCAAACCTTGACAAGGAAAAGGCCGAAGACGATGCCAAAACATATCGTGATCAGTACAATTCCCTGACAAAGGATCTTGAAGATGTCAGAGATAAAAAAGCACAGCTTTTGAATTCGGCAGAGCTTCCGCTTCCGGAATTGTCTGTTAAAGAAGGTGAGTTGATCTACAAAGGGCAGAAGTGGGATAACATGTCTGGCTCTGATAGATTAAAGGTATCAACAGCGATTGTAAGAAAGCTGAATCCGAATTGTGGTTTTGTGCTTCTGGACAAGCTGGAACAGATGGATATGAAGTCATTACAGGAGTTTGGTGAATGGTTGGAGGCAGAAGGTCTTCAGGCAATTGCAACAAGGGTAAGTACCGGTGATGAATGTTCGATCATTATCGAAGATGGATATGTGGTTGGACAGGATATTTCGGAAGAACCTAAAAAGAAAGAATGGAAGGCAGGTGCATTTTAAATGGAGATTACGAGAGGTAAGATTCCATGTGCAAAAAAAGTAGTTATTTATGGACCAGAAGGGATTGGTAAGTCAACATTTGCCAGCCAGTTCCCTGAACCGGTGTTCATCGATACGGAAGGAAGTACGAATTCCATGGATGTAGCAAGACTGCCAAAACCTACAAGCTGGCAGATGCTTTTGGACGAGATTCAGTATATAAAGTCTCATCCGGATGTATGCAAAACATTAGTTATTGATACCATTGACTGGGCTGAATCCATGTGCATTCAGTGTATCTGTGATAAACACCAGAAATCAGGCATTGAAGATTTTGGTTATGGTAATGGTTATGTTTATACAAAGGAAGAAATGGGACGCTTTCTGAACAGACTTTCAGAAGTTGTCGAAGCTGGTGTGAATGTCGTGCTGACTGCACATGCTCAGATTCGTAAGTTTGAACAGCCGGATGAACTGGGAGCTTATGATCGCTGGGAGCTGAAACTTGGAAAGAAAACATCTTCCCAGACATCACCACTCATTAAAGAATGGGCGGACATGCTGCTGTTTGCAAATTATAAAACATTTTCCATTGCAGTAGATGATAAGGGACAGAAGAGAAAAGCGCAGGGAGGTGAACGTGTGATGTACACGTCACATCATGCCTGCTGGGATGCAAAGAACCGTTATGGCCTTTCGGAACAGGTACCATTCAGTTTCTCATCAATCGCCCACATCATTGATAACAAACCGGCTGAACAGCCTAAAGTCAACTCACAGCCTACATATCAGGTAGAGAAACAAACACAACCTACCTCAGAACCGGTTCAGCAGACTTACACTGCGGGTGAACAGATGAATCTTCCATTGAATGAGCCGGTTAAACAGGGAGAGAAGAAACCATTCCCCGCACAGGACCCGGAAATCCCTAAAGCACTGCGTGATCTGATGGAAGCCAATCGTGTAGATGAGTGGGATATTCAGAACGTAGTAGCTGCAAGAGGCTACTATCCTGCAGATGTGAAGATTAAAGATTACGATAAGGATTTTATCGATGGTTGCTTGATCGGAGCATGGCAGCAGGTCTATGGAATGATCAAAGAGATGAAAGAAAAAGAAGTAATACCGTTTAATTAAGGAGGATAACAGATATGGCAACAGAAGGAAGAGAATATGGATGGGATGACACTATTAAAGAAGATGCTCAGGAGTTTGAGCCGCTCCCGGAAGGTGATTACAATGTAACAATTGAGAAATTTGACAGAAGCAGATCTTCTGGAAATGGAAAACTTCCGGCATGCAACATGGCAGTCGTGTACTTTATCGTACATGTACCAAACAGAGAGATAACTATCCGTGAAAATTATGTGCTACACAGTAGTCTGGAATGGAAACTGTCAGAGCTGTTTCGTGGTGTCGGACTCAAAAAAGAAGGTGAAGAACTCCGTATGGATTGGAGTGCACTGCCTGGAAAGACTGCCCGTGCCAAGATTGGCCTGAGAGCGGGTACCAAGGATCCGACAAAGAAATATAACTTTATCGACAAACTTTATCCAAAAGAAGCATCAAAGCCGGCATTTACACCAGGGGGATTTTAAAAAATGGAGCTGAGACCATATCAGCAGGAAGCAAAAGATGCAATCTTTGAGCAGTGGGACAGCGGGGTGTTAAAAACTCTGCTGGTCCTTCCCACAGGATGTGGGAAAACAGTAGTATTTGCGAAAGTTACAGAAGATTGTGTTCGCCAGGGCAGTAGAGTACTTATACTTGCTCATCGTGGAGAGCTGCTGGATCAGGCAGCTGACAAGCTGAAAAAAACAACAGGACTTGGATGTGCAGTAGAAAAAGCAGAATCTTCATGCCAGGGCACATGGTTCCGTGTAGTTGTCGGCTCTGTACAGACCCTCATGAGAGAAAAACGTTTAAACAGTTTTCCGTCCGATTACTTTGATACGATCATCATAGATGAGGCACATCACTGTATTTCTGATAGCTATCAAAGAGTTTTACAGCATTTTTCAGGAGCACATGTACTTGGAGTTACTGCTACCCCTGACAGAGGGGATATGAAAAATCTTGGTACATATTTTGAGTCTCTTGCTTATGAATATACACTTCCGAAAGCAATCAAAGAGGGATATCTGTCACCAATAAAAGCACTGACGATTCCATTAAAGATTGATATGAGTGGTGTATCCATGCAAGCGGGAGATTTCAAAGCAAGCGATATCAGTACTGCATTGGATCCATATCTGCAGGGAATTGCAGAAGAAATGAAGAAATACTGTCAGGATAAAAAGACAGTTGTATTTCTTCCACTGGTAAAGACCAGCCAGAAGTTTCGTGATCTGTTGAATGAAAATGGCTTCCGTGCTGCAGAAGTAAATGGAGATAGCCAAGATAGAGCCGAAATCCTGAAAGACTTTGATGCAGGAAAGTACAACGTGCTTTGTAACTCGATGCTCTTAACAGAAGGATGGGATTGTCCGTCTGTTGACTGCATTGTAGTTCTCAGGCCAACAAAGGTCAGAAGTCTTTACTGTCAAATGGTTGGACGAGGTACCAGATTATCACCGGAAACTGGCAAAGATCATCTGTTATTGCTGGATTTCCTCTGGCATACAGAGCGGCATGAGTTGTGCCATCCGGCGAGCTTGATCTGTGAAAATGCAGAAGTTGCCCAGAAGATGACTGAGAATCTGGAAAAAGAAGCCGGTATGCCGGTTGACATCGAAGAAGCAGAGAAAAAAGCATCTGAGGATGTTGTGGCACAGCGTGAAGAATCTCTTGCGAAACAGCTTGCTGAAATGAAAAGACGAAAGAAGAAACTTGTGGATCCATTACAGTTCGAGATGTCAATTCAGGCAGAAGATCTGTCCAGTTATGTACCGTCTTTTGGCTGGGAGATGGGACCACCATCAGATAAGCAGAAAAATACACTTGAAAAATTAGGTATTCTTCCTGATCAGATAGATAATGCCGGTAAAGCGGCGAAATTTCTTGATCGATTAGAGAAAAGAAGAAATGAAGGACTGACGACTCCAAAACAGATTCGTTTTTTGGAAGGAAGAGGTTTCCAGCATGTAGGTACATGGCAGTTTGAAACAGCGAAGAACCTGATTGATCGGATTGCCGGTAATGGTTGGAGAATCCCAAGTGATATTGTGCCACAGGAATATAAAGGAGCATAAACATGGAGCAGAGGACAAGCCTTGCAGAAATAATTGAATACATCGATCCTGGTTCCCTGAGCTATCAGGACTGGGTGAATGTCGGAATGGCACTGAAGCTGGAAGGCTATCCGATCAGCGTCTGGGATCAGTGGAGTCAGAAAGATTTCAGCAGGTACCATTCCGGAGAATGTGAAAGAAAATGGAGAACCTTCTCTGGGTCTTCTTCTCCAGTGACAGGTGGAACTATCGTTCAGATGGCAATCGAACATGGCTGGGTACCTGAAAGAGGACATGAACTGGACTGGAATGACAGCATTCAGATTGACAGTGACCGTGTAGTAGTAGATAAGAACTGGCTGGAAGGAAAAGAAATTCATGAGCCTGAAAACTGGAATCCAGCAGAACAGTTGATCACATATCTGGAAACGCTGTTTGAAGCAGGTGAGAATGTAGGATATGTGACTGGTAGCTGGGAAAAGACGGATGAGAAAGGTACATGCTGGCTTCCTCAGAAAGGTTCCTGGGACCGTACTGCCGGTCAGCTCATTGAACAGCTCAACAGTTGTAATGGAGATATTGGTTCCGTATTTGGAGATTATAATCCGAAAGCTGGTGCATGGATCCGTTTCAATCCATTAGATGGAAACGGATGTAAGAATGAGAATGTTACAGAGTACAGATACGCACTGGTCGAATCAGATCATATGGATATCGAGCAGCAGAACGCTATTCTGAGAGAATTGGAGCTTCCTATTGCATGCCTGGTGTATTCCGGAAAGAAAAGTCTTCATGCAATCGTGCGTGTGGATGCTGCAGATTACAGCGAATACAGAAAGCGCGTGGATTATCTTTATGAGGTTTGCCAGAAGAATGGCATTGATGTAGATACACAGAACAGGAACCCTTCCAGATTGTCCAGAATGCCTGGTGTGCAGCGCGGAGAAAAGAAACAGTTCATTGTAGATACCAATCTGGGAAAAGCATCCTGGAATGAGTGGTATGAGTGGATCGAAGGAGTAAATGATGATCTTCCGGAACCAGAAGGACTGGAATCAGTATGGGATAATCTTCCGGAACTGTCACCATGTCTGATTGAGGGAGTTCTCAGAAAAGGGCATAAGATGCTTATTGCTGGTCCTTCTAAAGCTGGTAAGTCATTTTTGCAGATAGAACTGTGTATTGCCATTGCAGAGGGTAGGAAGTGGCTACAGTGGCATTGCGCACAGGGTCGTGTGATGTATGTCAATCTGGAGCTTGACAGAGCAAGCTGCCTGCATCGATTTAAAGATGTTTATACATCTATGGGAATTGCGCCGGAGAACCTTCAGAACATTGATATCTGGAATTTGCGAGGCAAATCAGTACCAATGGATAAGCTTGCACCTAAGTTGATCAGAAGAGCAGCAAAAAAGGATTATGTAGCGATCATTATCGATCCGATCTATAAGGTTATTACCGGTGATGAGAACAGTGCGGATCAGATGGCTAACTTCTGTAATCAGTTCGACAAGGTATGTACGGAACTGGGCTGTGCCGTAATTTACTGTCATCATCATAGTAAAGGTAGTCAGGGCGGTAAGAAATCAATGGACCGTGCTTCTGGATCTGGTGTATTTGCTCGTGATCCGGATGCACTATTGGATCTGATAGAACTGGAACCAACAGAAGCGCTGATGAAACAGGAAGAGAATAAAGCTGTCTGTGGAGCTTGCAAAAGTTATCTGGATGCTCATTTCAAGTGGCAGGATGACCTTTCACAGGATGATCTGCTGAGCAGTACACAGATGATGGATTACTGCAGGGAACACTTAGATAAATGGCAGATGATAGCCTTGGAGCGTCAGGTAGAAGCAGCAAAGGCTGTCGCAAAGTCAAAGACTGCATGGAGAATTGAAGGAACGCTCAGAGAGTTTCCGAAGTTTGAACCGGTCAATTTATGGTTTGATTATCCGGTGCATCGTATTGATCAGATTGGAAGTCTTAGAGATCTGCAACTGGAAGCAGAAAAACCGATGTGGGAAAAAGCAGCTCAAAAAAGGAAAGAGAATGCTCAGAAAACCCGTGAGCGTAAGCTGAATGAATTTGAGATTGCATTTCAGAATATTGAGTTTGATGGCAGGGAGATTTCGGCCGCAGAGCTGGCAGAAGCACTTGATACAAATTCAAGAGAGCTGCTTTCATGGCTTGGAGAAACCAAGAGGCAGAAGAAAGAATTAAGAAGAAAATTCGAAAAATATATGGGTGATGATGGCAAAGCCTACATCAGAAGAAAGGGTGCACAAGACTGAACATAACCTAAATTGTGAACAGTACGCATAACTATAATTTTTACGATTGTGTGCATACATGCTCAAAATCATAATTTTCTGGTTATGTGCAGAGCGCAAAAGGGTGCAACTATATACTACGTATATATGTATGTGCGTACCCCCCACCTAGCGGGGGTAGGTAGTCGTGCGACAAGCTCACGCACGACGACCACCCACCCCGCACTCAGGTGGGCACCATACCTTGAGCAGAGAAAGAAGGAGTTGAAATTTTTGGAGACTGAATTTTTTTTAGCAATGATTCCTCCGACAGTAACTCATCAGGAACACAAGGTTGCAGTCGTAAAAGGAAAGCCAATATTTTATGATCCGCCGGAACTGAAAGCGGCCAGACAGAAACTGATGGCGTATCTTGGTAAGGAAGTTCCGGAAGAACCATATCGAAAAGGTGTTCGTTTAATGACAAAGTGGTGTTTCCCTGATGATGGAAGTCATGGCAATGGATCATACCGAACCACAAAACCTGATACAGATAATCTGCAGAAGTTGTTAAAAGATTGCATGACCAGAGTTGGATTCTGGGAGGATGATGCTCTTGTGGCATCTGAGATTGTAGAAAAGTTCTGGTCACAAGTACCAGGGATTTATATCAGGATTGAAGAATTATGACAGGACAAGAATTAACTAAGCTCTGGGAACTGTACCCAGAAGCAAGAAATTTATATGAACAGTATAACGATATTCTGGTTGAAGATGATGCAACCTGGAAAGAACTTACAGGTATAGCAGAGGCGCTGATCCGAAAAAGTAACACAGAATTGTGTACAACAGTGATCCTGGAAACTGTACGGCAACTGGAATATCTTGCGAAGAGGAGAAAAGCCGGATGAACAAGATGCGTGAATATGAGCGAGGTCGTGAAGATGGTCTTGATCTTGCTCTCAGGATAGTACGTCAGGGGGGGATGGAAGCTCTTGAGAAAGAAGTAAAGTTCCGTAATATCACCGGAGTACATACATCACTGGCAGTAAAGGATTTGGATAAAGCATCTGAACAAATCAAGGCAATGACCTTGGATACTTTTACGATACTGAGTGTTGCAGTGCTGCATGATTATTTCGGATTCGGACAGAAGCGCTGCCAGAAGTTTATGGACGGTATGGACAAAGGCGCTGAGTATCTGACAGATGATCTCGCAACATGGCCTGATTACATAAACAGCATAAAAGAACAGCTTGGATTTTATCTGGAGATCAGATGGAATAACTGAGGAGGACGCAGAATGCAATTAAAAGACTTAACCAATAACCAGAGGCGCAAAGAGTTTCTGGAGGACTATACCGGATGGAAATTATGGCTTGTTGTGCCGGAAGTAAACGAAAAATATTATTCATATCCGCTTCCTGATAACTCAATGATTATTGCAAAAGAAACCGAGCACGCCAAAGGCGATGACTGGTGGAAGAAAGAAGAACGTGGTGGCTATTACGTTACCACAGAATATTATCTTCTGGAAGACGACTGGGAGAGATTTGCAGACTGTAAGAAGAGCAAGACACAGATTGTTGAACATTTGAGAGAGGTGACAAAATGCTAATTAGAAGTCAGAATAAACGCATATTAATCAATATGAACAACGTATCAAGCCTAGAAGTGAGCGATAATGAATTAAGAATTTTCGCTGATAATGGTGAAGCTATTTATGATATTGGCGAGTATTCCACCAAAGCAAAAGCCATAAAAGTACTGGATATGATTCAGGAGGCTTACATGGATTACAAATCCGGTGAAATTATTGGCAGTGGGTTGGCAGGATCAGCATACACAGGAAGCTATGATACAAAAGAAAGTGTGGCACATGGAATTGCTGTATTAAAAGGCTATGGAAATGAGGTAAGAAAATCAATCCTGTTTCAGATGCCAGAAAATAATGAGGTGGTTGTATGACGAACAAAGAAAAGTACGCTAATGAAATTCTGAATATCGCATGTAGCAGGTTTGGATTTGCGGTATCTAAAAGAACAGGGAAACCTTGCTATTGTTGCGATATTGATTGTAAAAATCAATGTTTGCTTTACGAAGAAGACGATGGGGTTATGTTTTGCTTAAAAAATGCAGTAAAATGGGGAAACTCAAAATATACTAAACAGCCGACAATTTCAAAAAAGGAAAAAATGTTTTTGAGCTGCGTTGGTGGAAGAGCAAAGTATCTTGGAAGACATTATAGTGGGGAGCTATATGTATCAAGACAGAAACCACTGTTGGTTAATGGAATTTGGGACTGTTGCGCAACTGCCAAAGTCCCTGAAGAGATTTTTGGCAATATGTTCACGTTCATTAGAAATAACGAGGAACCATGGTCTATTGCAGAGCTGTTAAAGTTGAAGGTGGAAGTATGAGCCATATCAGAGACAGATTATCGGATTATCATGATTTCATGAAGAAACTTGTGGATGACCACCAGATGGTTTTAGCAAGTGATGTTCTGGAAATGATAGAACAGCTTAAGGCTGACCTGGAAGAGGACGAGAAAGAAAATGGTTGGATTCCTGTTAGTGAGAGATTGCCGAAAGACGGAACATATATCACTACTTTAGACGGAGAGCTTGTCGGACAGGAAGAACCATTCACGGGAATGTGCGGTATCGAAAATGGAAAATGGGATGATGAAGACTGTGTTATTGCCTGGATGCCACTTCCAGAACCATATAAGGAGGACTAAATGGGATATTGCAAATTAGAGTGTCCAGACGGTGAAACGCAATGTTGTATCTGCTGTGAGAAACAAGACGGTTGCGATAACCGGTGTGATATGATGGATAGCTACGAATATGCAGAAGATTGCGAAGATTATGTTGAGGAGGATGAGCCATGATTACATTCCTATTAGGACTTACACTTGGAATCATATTCGGAGTGGCTGGTCTTGTATGTGTAGCGATCATGTACGATAAACACCACCCAGACGATTAGAAAGGAGAACGGTATGCTGACAAGGAACAAAAAGCTGAAAGATTACGGCATTCCGGCAGAGGACATTGAAAAACTGAATACGATGCTGAAAGACTTCCCGGCAGAGTACGGATACCTGCTTTCCAGTGCTGCCTTGTTAGCTTGCCCGAAGAACACGGTGATAGCGGATATGGTAATTGAGAATATCCTACACCGGAAAAGTTACAGGAAAATCAGCAGAGAAAGATATATCCCGATGAACCCGAAAGACTTCTACGGATACAGACGCAAGACCGTCGCTGTACTGTATGAGAGGATGCGGTTGTTGGGAGTATGGGAGGAAAAATAAATGAAAGAATATAAATGTCCAAAGTGCAATAGTAAAAACCTTTTTGTCAAGAAAGTTGGGAATAATACGGGATTGTATTGCGGGGATTGCGGTGCATGGATTAAATGGGTCGGGAAAAATGAGCTGAGAGCGTTTGAATATTTAACTAAGCAGAAACACGTAGACGATGCTAATAGCAAACAAGACGATATTGCAAGCATCATTTATAGCACTCTCGATCATATGTATTGCGATAATTGCAGATTCAATAGCGAAATTAAAGAAAGCGATAATGGTGAATGGAACTGTGATGAATGCCACAGAAAATATAATGGATGGGGAGTTTCCATGCAGGAAAGTAATAAAATTGCAAAAGAAATTTTAAAACAGTTAGGAGAATAGAATATGAGCAGACTGATTGATGCAGATAAGATCGATTTTAACGAAGTTTTTGTTGGTGCAAGTGAATTTGCACAAGACACAAGAAATGCGGCACAAATGTTGATTGATAATCAGCCGACAGCTTTTGATGCGGATAAGGCTATTAGCGAATTGGAAAGAGATAAATTCATTGAATCAGAATGTATTTTATCTGATGTGCATCAAGGATACAATGCTGGACTGAGCAGGGCAATCGAAATCGTGAAAGGCGGTGGAGTTGAATGAGAGAAATTCTTTTCAAGGCAAAGCAGATTGATAATGGTGAATGGATAGAAGGAAGCCTCATAGATTTAGACGGATATTGTTATATTGTTCAGCCGTATAAAAAAGCGAGTATATTGCCAATCATCTTTTTAATAACAGACAGAATGAAATTGGTTGATCCAGAAACCCTCTGCCAGTTCACAGGACTTTGCGACAAGAACGGGAATAAAATTTGGGAAAATGACATTTTGATGGCACACTTGGACGAATCTTACCCGGAAAATGTGACATATGAAACTGTTGAATGGAATGTTGCCGGATGGGTAGGGCGCGAAACTGATAGTATAGGCAGACAATATCTTGATAAATTCGATCTGGAACATTATGAAGTAGTTGGAAACATTTTCGACAATCCAGAGTTGTTACAGGAGGAACACAAATGAGTAAATCAGTATTAGTGATAGATACGCCAAGAACATGTATGAGATGCCCTTTTGGTTTGATCATTGGCGATTATTTCTTTTGCGTTATTACAATAGACAAAGACGGTGCTTTTAAACAAATTAGAGGTGCTTTATACGGGGTTAAAAAACAAGATTGGTGTTCACTTATGGACTTGCCAGAGAAAGACAATGGAGACTATCCATCTAATACGTTTGCTGCTGGCTTTGTGGAGGGTTGGAACCAGTGTATTGATGAGATTACAGGAGAGGTGAAGTAGATGGAGAGATTAACACTCGAAGAAGCAATTAATCATGAAAAGATGATGGCGCAAAGAAAAAGATGGAATGGTAAATTTACTAAGGTATCACTGGGAAATGAAGAAATTAATAAACGATTCGAAGCTGATTGTATTAAAGATGCAGAAGAACATGAACAGTTTGCGGAATGGCTTGAAGAATTAAAATCTTACAAAGAAGCAGAAGAACATGGATTATTAATGAAATTACCAGTACCATTAGGAACTACAGTATATACGTTAAGTACGATTTTTGATTGTATTTATGATTATGACTGTAAAAGCTATCAAAAGTGGAAATGTAAAGAAGATATTCCATGTGAATATGAAAAGAGATCATACCATATAAAAGAAACTGAGTTCGGTTTTGTTATGGCACATTCTATTGGAGAAACCGTATTCCTCACTCGTGAAGAAGCTGAGAAGAAGTTGGAGGAGATGAAGAAGAATGGCATATAAAAATCATGAGGGCTATCCGGATCCAACATCAGGTAAGGCAATCAAGGCAGCAGGACATATGCCGACACATATTTATAATGCATACACAGTTCTGAACAACACTGCCGGGTTGCTGGGTTTAGAGATAACGGGTATCCGGGACAAGAAAACCAAGAAGGAATGGAAACGAGGAGGCTGACATCATGGATAAGAGAATTCTGGAAGAATACATAGATGCATGCGAGGTGATCAAGGAAGCAGAAGCAGAAATCCGCAAACTCGAATCGAAAAAAAGTATCACGGCAAATGAAACGGTATCTGGAAGTAATCCGGAATTCCCTTACAACCCACAGCACTTTAAAGTACAGGGAACGACATATTCTTACTCCGATGATGTCAGAATCAGACAGAAGAAAGAGATCCTGAGACAGAAGAAAGAGAAGGCGGAGCAGCTGAAACTGCAGGTTGAAGTCTGGTTGATATCAATTCCATTCCGGATGCAGCGGATTATTAAGTACAAGATCTTCGAGGAAATGACTTGGCAGCAGGTAGCAGATCGGATGGGGCGAAGAGGAACAGCAGAGAGTATCAAGAAAGAATTTCAAAGATTTTTTGAAAAAAATTAAAGTTTGTCCCAAATGTCCCACATGTCCCGATGAAAGATGCTATAGTATATCATGAACGAATTGGAAATATCCAAGACGTTCAGTTTTCTTTTCTCATATGTATCTTCCCCAAAGATATTGATGAACCACAGTCCTGATCTCTGGTGGTGCTCAGATCAGGACATACCGGAATATAGCTCAGTGGTAGAGCAACTGGCTTATATCCAGCGTGTCGGTGGTCCGATTCCATCTGTTCCGATCGCGTGACTTAAACGCGACTTACGCATATAACTCCAAAAGAGGCGGAGCCGGCAGCAGGCTCCGCCTTTAAAATATTCAGGTGTCCAACTCGGACACCTTTTATATTGCCAATTTTCATACAGCGTGCACAGCACCAGCACTTACATACTTTAGGCATGGGAATCACTGTATGTAAGTGTTAGCACCTCCTTTCGTCACGGTAGCAATCGGCTGTCGTGTATGGTGCTGGCAGGACTGTATTTCATATAACAGAAAGTAGGTGAGCCTGAGTGACAAAAAAACAAAAGATATTTGCAGATGCATACCTGATAGATCTTAATGCCACAAGGGCTTACAAGGTAGCATATCCGTCTGTAAAGAAGGATGAAACAGCGGCAGCAGCTGCAGCAAGAATGTTAAGAAATGTTAAGGTTGCAGATTATATCCAGAAAAGGATGCAGGACCGCCAGAAACGCACAGAAATAACACAGGACAGGGTTCTAGAAGAGTTGGCAGCCATTGCTTTTGCCAGGGCGACTGATTTTGCAGAGGTAAAAGACGGATGCGTGATCATAAAAGACACGGCAGGACTGACAGAACAGCAGATTAAAGCCATTGCCGGAATAAAAGAAGGCAAGTTTGGTATTGAACTGAAATTGAATGATAAAGAAAAAGCACTGGAGCTTCTTGGCCGTCATCTTGGAATGTTTAGGGACAGACTGGAGGTTTCCGGATTGGAAGATGAAAAGAAGAAACTTGATGACATTCTGGAACAGATGCGTGGTGGTGGATAGTGAGCACTGAACGTCTGGTACTTTCGGAAAAATATAAAGCATTCCTAAGATGCGATGCACCGGTCGAGTTCCTTGAAGGCACGACTGCAGCGGGCAAGACAACCGTCGGGCTGTTTAAGTTTATGTGCAAGGTTGCGGAATCACCAAAGAAACTGCATATCCTGGCAGCAGATGATACGGGAACTGCAGAAAAGAATATCATCAACAAAGACCTTGGCATTTTGGATGATTTCGGAATATTGGCAGAATACAAAGGCAATGGATCCGGAGAATACAAGATGCCACACATCCTGTTTCATACGTCTTCCGGAGACAAGATTATCTTCGTGATTGGCTATGGAAACAAGAGCAAGTGGAAGGATGCACTGGGTGGCCAGTACGGATGCCTGTACATCGATGAGGTCAATACAGCGAATATTGATTTTGTTCGTGAAGCATCTATGCGCTGTGATTATCTTATGGCAACCCTTAACCCTGATGATCCAAGCCTTGACGTGTACAAGGAATATATCAATTGCAGCAGACCTCTTCCTGAATGGGAAGACGGCACACCGCAGGAAATCAAAGACGAGCTGAAAGAAGAACCAAAACCCGGATGGGTACATTGGTTCTTTTCTTTTGACGATAATGCCGGTCTTCCGGAAGAAAAGAAACAGAGAATCATACAGAATACTCCGAAGGGAACAAAGATCTGGAAAAACAAGATTGAGGGGCTGAGAGGTAAAGCAACTGGTCTGGTATTTCCAAATTTCCTCAGAAAGAAGCATGTTGTTTCTGAGAAATGGGTCAGGTCCCAGATGGCAGCAGAAAAGATCAGATTTAAAAAGTTTACTTGCGGACTTGATACTTCATACTCATCCAAGTCCCCGGACACGATTGCAATGATGTTCCAGGGGATTACGGAAGACAGGAAGCTGATTACACTTGCTGAGAAGGTATACAGCAACAAAGATCTGGATCAGCCACTTGCACCATCAGATACAGCTGTAAAGTTTATAGATTTCCTGGAAAGATGCCGCAAAGACTGGGGATTTGCAAAAGATACGTTTGTTGACTGTGCAGATGCAGCAACAATCACAGAATTGCGGAAGTATAAGCGACTGCACAGCTGTCTTTATAATTTCGTGGAATCATACAAGAAAGTAACAATACTGGATAGGATCAAGCTTCAGCTTGGCTGGATCCAGCAGGACTGCTATCTGGTTTTAGATACATGCACCAATCATATCTCTGAGATGGAGAAATATTCCTGGGATGATGAGAAAGACGTTCCGGAAGATAAAAACGACCATACGATCAACTCACAGCAGTATGGCTGGATTCCATTCCGGAATATGATTGGATTTGAGGTGGAGGAACAGAAAAGGTGAAATGGATGGAAAGATTAAATGAAAACATAAAAAAGACTGTCAGGAGCTGGTTGAATGTTCTTCCGGCAAATCCCTTTAACTTCCAGGTTAATGAGATGATGGATTTTGAAGGACATGCGATTCTGAATCGTATCTGGTACAGAGGCGACGGCAATGAGCTTGAGCAGATCTATCAGCAGAATGCAGAATTTGCAGATAAACACAAGTTCTGGGCCAGCAGATCAACTCCAGGCATGGATATGCGTAAGATCCACACAGGTCTTCCAGGACTGATAGTTAAAGTGCTTTCTTTTGCTGTTCTTCCGGATATGAACGAATTTGAATTCGAACAGCCGGCACAGGAACAGTTGTGGAAAGAGATTGAGGAAGACAATAAGTTTTATAAAAAGATTGAAAGCGCCCTCAAAGAAACACTGTTTATCGGAGATGGCGCTTTTAAAGTTGCTATAGATACTACGATTAGTGAATATCCGATTCTGGAATGGTATCCGGGCGAAAGAGTTGAATTCGTTTACCAGAGAGACCGGATCCGGGAGATTGTGTTCAAGACACCATACAAAGAAAAGGGCAAAGTGTACGTCCTGAATGAGCGTTATGGATATGGCTACATCATCAATGAACTGTATCTGGATAACAAGCTAGTTGATATCAAGTCTATCAAAGCAACTGAAAATCTGACAGATATCACATTTGATGAATCAATCATGCTTGCAGAACCATTCATGATCTATGAATCAGCCCGATATGAGGGCAGAGGCGGCAGTATATTTGATGGCAAGCTCGACAGCTATGATTCACTGGATGAAACATGGTCCCAGTGGATGGATGCACTGAGAGCCGGCAGAGCAAAGACCTATATTCCAGAATGTCTGGTGCCACATGATCCGGAAACAGGAATGCTGATAAAACCGAACCCATTCGACAATCGTTACTTTGCAGCAGACGGGGATATGCGAGAAGGTCAGAAGAATCAGGTCATCACTGATCAGCCGACTATTCCACATGACAGCTACATGGCATCGTATATAACAGCTCTGGATCTGTGCCTGCAGGGCGTAATCAGCCCATCGACATTGGGAATCGATGTAAAGAAACTGGATAATGCAGAAGCACAGAGAGAAAAAGAAAAGACTACATTGTATACCAGAAATGCAATCGTAAAGGCACTGCAGGAAACCCTTCCGGGAGTTGTTTCAATGTGTATCAATGCAGATAATATTTTGCACAATAAGGGCATTGAAGAAGTAAAGGTCAATATTCCGTTTGGAGAGTATGCGAATCCGTCATTTGAAAGCCAGGTAGAAACAGTTGCCAAGGCTAAACAGGGCGGCATTATGAGCATTGAGCGGTGCGTAGAAGAACTGTACGGTGATACACTGGATGATCATTGCAAGGAAGAGGAAGTTGCCCGTTTAAAGGCAGAGCAGGGAATACAGGACATGGAAGAACCAGCAGTTAACCTGGATGCAGGTAATTTCCGCGTAGATCTGGAAGGTGGTGAAGGTGATGCGGGTAAAGGTAGGACCAAGAATGTACCGAATGAGCCGAAAGGAATACCAGGGAATGCTTCAAATAGCAAAGGAGCAGGTGCCGATGGGTATTTACGCGGTAGAGAAAGCTGATTACGCAGAGTTCCGGAGGGACAAATGTGAAAGTATCACAAAACTGAAGGAACTGACGAGACAGTTTAAGTCACAGGGATTCAAGGTATGGTCAAATGGCAAAGATAAATGATCAATATGACATCGGTACTGCTTTTGAAGCGATTGAAAATGAACTAATCGCGTCTATGATCAGGAACTTCGAGAATCACAAGCAGGAAGAGGCGGATGAAAAGAAACACTGGTCCATGTGGCAGGCAGAAATGCTGAAATCTCTGGAAAAGTACAAGCATGACAACCAGAAGAAATATGGCAAACAGTTTAAAGACATCAACAAAAAGATTGAAGCGCTGATCAGCCTTGCAAGATCTGAAGGTGGTATGAACCAGGAGAAAAGGATCCTGGAGGAGATCAAGAATGGATTTCCTGCCAAGAAGATAACTAAAGGCGGTACTGCTGAATTCTTCAAAGTCAATGATCGTAAGCTGGACGCATTAATCCAGGCAACCACAGCAGATATGCAGAAAGCAGAAGCGGCAGTTCTGCGTATGGCAAATGACCAGTACCGTAAGATCATATACAATGCTCAGGTATATGCGAATACCGGCGCAGGAACGTATGAGAAAGCCGTGGACATGGCAACAAAGGATTTTCTTTCAGCGGGACTGAATTGTGTTGAATACGCTAACGGAGCGCGACACACGCTTTCTGATTATGCAGACATGGCAATTCGGACCGCAAGTAAAAGAGCTTACCTGCAAGGAGAAGGCGAAATGCGGCAACAGTGGGGGTTACATCTTGTAATTATGAACAAACGAGGATCCCCGTGCCCGAAGTGTCTTCCGTTTGTGGGAAAAATTCTGATTGACGATGTGTGGAGTGGTGGCAGCAGTAAAGATGGTAAATATCCATTGATGTCCTCAGCTGTGGCAGCTGGGCTTTATCATCCCCGATGCAAAGATTCTCATACTACATATTTTCCGGGCATCACGAAAGTAGATCCGAAATATAACAAGCAAGAGATTGCTGATATTGAAGATACAGCGAAACAGGAAGCTAAACAGCAATATGCTGAACGTCAGGAAAAGAAATTCGGCAGGCTGGCAGATTTTTCACTGGATCCGGAGAATCAGCAGAGATATGAGCAGAAGCGAAAAGAGTGGAAGCATGTTCGGATGCGTACTGGAGATATGAGCAGTCAGGAATATGCAGAAGATCAGAAGGCAAAAGCTTTCTTTGGAAAACCATTAGATGTAACAGAAGAGTGGAAAGCGGAGAAGAAAAGTCCCAGCAATGTAAAGGAATTATTTGAATATAACGTAAACGGTGAAACGTATAAAGTTGATGGAAAAAGAGTTTTGCTGGATTATTCTATGCATGAGAAGAAAATTGCGGAATTGATAGCAAATGAAACTGGAAGAAGGGTAGAAATGGTTCCAAGAGTTACATTTCCACAAGGAATACAGACTCCAGATTACTTGATTAATGGCAGTGGTTATGACTTAAAAACTCCATTAGGTAATGGAAAAAATACATTATATGGGATGGTGAAATCTAAAAAGAAACAGGCGAATAATTTTGTTATATGTGCTGATAAGACAGAATTGACTGTTGAGGAACTAAGACGGCAGATAGAAGATATTTTCCGATCCAGAAATACTGCTTTTGTTAATACAATTGTTTTAATAAAAAACAATAAAATCGTTAATATTTATAAAAGAAATAAATAGGAGTTGTTTTCGCTCCCGGCAACCTTGAAGCATCAAGGGCAAATGGGGGAACAAAACAACTCCTATAAGATATCTTATACATATATTACGATAATATGCGTGAAAATGCAAGCTAAGTTTCATTAATTTCCACCAGTCAGAAATGGCAGGTGGTATTTTTATGGTTATTTATTCTGGAAAGAAAAAACCTCTTGACTTTTGCCTAGACATATATTATATTATGCCTAGGCAAAAATGGAGGTGAGATATTATGTCGCCTAGAACTGGAAGGCCTATAGTAGGAAAGGAACCTAAAAATAAGCAAATTGCATTGAGAGCAACGGAAACGACTGTAAATAAGTTTCAAGAATGTGCAAATATAACAGGAAAAACGAAAACAGATTTGCTTGAAGAAATGGTAAATAATTTGTACGATAGGCTTACAAAGAAATAA